TGAAAAGGTTAAAAAAAACAGATTTTAAGTATAAGACTACAAGGATGACCGCTATCGAATATAAATTATTTAATTAAGCGACTACTTTCTTCGGGTAATGAACCTTCATGTATTTCTGGAGATTGAAGAAGGTTAGTTCCTCGCCATCATTGATATTAAGGAGTTTCTTAAGGGCTTTATCGGGTAGGATATGGCGACCATCTTCTTTCTTCTGAAGGTCATGTTTCTTACAATACTCGGTAATTTTACGAGTGACTTCAGTCCGGGCAATTAGTTCCTCTTTCGGGAGACCAAGAAACTTGGCGAGTTCTGGAGAAATCGGTCCAGGCTTGGCAAAGCCACTTGGGGGCTTATTAGGGTCATGGACCCGAGGTTTCTTGCCCCTCATTTTCTTATTCATAACTTTGCGATCACGGGAAACACGCTTCTCAAGTTTGGACACATGAGATGTAAGTGTTTTGAGTAGGGTCATCGCATCCTTTAGCTGTTCCTGAATCTCAAGGAATTCCTTATCATATCCATCTTCAACATCTAAGGCCTCAACAACCGGGGTCTCAACAACCGGGGTCTCAACAACCGGGATCTCAACAACCGGGATCTCAACAACCGGAGCCTCAACAACTTCCTTCTTCGTTACTTTCTTCGCTTTAGAACCAGAATTCTTAGGAGCTTTAGTTTTTCCAGGCATTTTATTTATTTTTATATTTATTTATTTTTTATTTTAATTCTTTTACCGCACGCTTTATGATACTCTATCATACTATTTTTTTAAGTATTTTCTTTTCTTTATGGATTATAGGAAATAATAATATTCCTAAATATACATTAACCATGGATGTGATGTTAAACAATCGTGACAGACTCCACCTAACCCTATAATAAAATACATAAATCCTAATTTTTTATCAGATTCTGTAATTGCATTATTAAATTTGTTGACTTCATTTAATAAAATATCTTGAAGGTCTTCTTTATTATTATATTGTAGGATCTGGTGAATAGGGATATTAAATACGACACCATTTGGAGGAGCAATATTCATCTTTACTTGATGTGATAATTGTAGACGATAATTCCAAATATCTTCCAGATTTCGATAGAGTCTTTTAAGTTTACAAACGTTGAGACTTAGAAACCATTTTATATGGCACTCATAACCAAAGTTCTCTATTTGTGAAAATAAATCAACGGTCTTCTGTTTTATACTTTGTCTACGATCACGAACAATTGTTTTATCAACTGCTTCAAATGAATCACTCAACTTTAATGTATCAATTATTTCTTTGGCTCTAACAATCACTTCATCTGAGAAACTTTCACGATTATAGGGGTTTCCTTGATTCATTTCTAATAATTTATCAAATGATCGTATGTCAAAAAACCAGTGGAAATTTTTTGAATCTTTATAAGAAAAGAAATACTTATCATCTATTTCATTTATTGTTTCATAACTAAAAAAATCTGTATCATTATTACATAAAGTTTTATCTACAAAACCTTCCCCCCGCAACTTAATATCTTTATAACTCTTTACTTTTTGATATTGGGTTTGAATTAATTTAATTTTTTTAACATCATCCTCATATTTTTTGAGAGTAATAAACCTTTCATTTACTTTCTCAAAAAGTTCTTTCTTTAGTAATTTCTTTAAATTTTTATCATTCGAATGAATTGTTTTCATGATATCATTTTTCAAATAATCGGAAGAATTACCTGTAAATCTTTCATAAATTATTTTATCATTTTCAACCAAATATTCTCTTTTATGTTTTTTACAGAAGTCCCCATATTTTTTTTGTGAATTATTTTGACACTTGTGATTATTTTCATTTTCAAAAATACACATCCTATATTTAACCCTTCTAAAAAAATATTTAAATATTAATATCTCAAAAAAATATTATCGTTTATCGTTTATCGTTTATCGTTTATCGTTTATCGTTTATCGTTTAGATTACATTGATCCAAATACTTAAAAATTTGAAACTAGTAAATACTACAATAAGTATATAAAAGGTTAAAAGAAATAAAAAAGTTAAAAGTTAAAAGTTAAAAAAAATAAAGAAAAGTTAAAAAAATAAAGAAAAGTAAAAAGTTAAAAAATGTCTGCGATGAAAGCCTCAAAGGTTGACGTTTCTAAGATGACTATCAGTGCTCTAAAGACACTAGACAACGGTGCTAAGATGTGTTATCTAAATTACAATGGTGGTATTTCTCCACTATACATTCAAACCCCAGAAGTTGACCTTCCCTTCGATGCTTCATACTACGCAGACAGCGAAACAAATGGAAAGTTTTCGGTTAGGTTTTCTATGAAGGATATGGAAAATAACAAAGGCATCAATGATTTCCATTCAAAGATGCTTGAGATGGACACTTACCTAAAGGATCAGGCACTCGCGAACAGTGTTTCTTGGTTCAAGAAGGCCAAGATGTCGGGGGAGACGATTGATTCTCTTTATACTCCAATGGTCAAGGTTCATATTGATCCAGAAACAGGTGAACCGACTGGGAAGTATCCCCCTTCATTCGCCTTTAAGATTGTAAAGAGGGACAACAAAATTTCGTGCCCTATGTATAATAGTGAAAAGGTATATTATGATGTCAATGGAGAAACAGAAACTCCAACTACAGTTGAACGAGTCCTTGTTAAGGGGGCTAAGATCAAGGTTGTTCTTAAGTGTAATGGTGTTTGGGTTGCGAATGGTAAGTTCGGGTGTACGTGGCGAGCGGAACAGATGCTGGTGAAGGTCCCAGAGGGTGGACTTAATGAATTCGCAATTGAATCTGATTCAGATGATGAGGATGATAGCAGCGGTAATGTTGATGAAAAGCCAACGAACCTAATTGACGATTCGGACGATGATGATAAAGAAGAGAAGGTTGAAGAAGAGGTTCAAACCCCCCCTAAGAAGAAAGTTGTAAGGAAGAAAGTTGTGAAGAAGTCCAGCGATTAATTAATAATAATTAATAATTCTTTAAAAATAATAATTCTTTAAAAATAATAATTCTTTAAAAATAATAATTCTTTAAAAAAAGATAATAATAATTTTTTTTTCTTTTAATAAAAGAAATTATTTAATGTTTAGATAATCTGTGTAAGAGGAACAGAAGTAAGACGAACATGTAGACATCACCGGCAACAAACGTAGCGTAGACGAGAACAGCCATGACAGCCATAACAATCGGGTTCTTAACCAAACTGGAAAGCATACCTTCCAGTTTGGACTGCCAAGTAGTCCCAAGGACTTGGTCAAACGGTAGGGCCATGAAGATAACAAGACCTAAAAGGACCATGTTAATAATTTGATTGTTGGATTTAAGGTTTCTGGTAACCGGTGCTAAAACTTTATTAACTTTAGAGTTCATTTTTATATTCTATAATATATTTTTTTTTTATGAGAAATAATTTAATTGAACTCTAAAACAATTTTATTCTTTTGAACATTTAATCCGCGTGAAGCAGATTTCGATAATTCTTGACGTTTTTTCCTTTCTTTTGAATTGTTTTTTTTAGATTGTTTATGGAAGTTTGATGAATTATGATTCATATCATATTCAATTGTCTTATAATGTTCTTGGATATATGAGACTACTAAATTATCAATTTCCCATTTAAAAAAATTTAATTGACCTACAGTCGTTTCAATAGACCCATCCCCATATTCAAAATTAATCCTTTTATTACGACAGAATGGGTCAAATTTTGATTTATGATATGACTTTAATTGGGATTTATATGATTGAAAGATATTAAAATGCTTATATACTTCATTTCCCTGTTGATTAAATGTGGTATTTCCGTAATCGTCTTTATATAGGGTATAACAAATATTATTCTTTTTTGAATAGTTTGTAACGAACCAATCAATAATTCTTAAAGAAACTTTATTATATGCTTGAATTTCTACTAATTTATTTACATTTTCTTGACATTTATAATACTCTTTTAATGAAGTTAATAATACATCCATTTTTATACTTTTAAAAAGTATCTTTAAATATTTAAAATTTTAAACGTGGTATTTATTTCTCAATCCAATAAATCCCCTGTAAATAAGCGTCAGCTAAATCATCTTTTTTTTTAGATTCTTTAAATAATTCTTGAAATTGTCCATCCTCCTTTAAAATCATTAATTTTGTGTATTCAATGGATAAATATTTATTTTTCGCATACTTATTCTTTTTATCACATTCAATAGGTTCTCCTTTGTATACTTTTAACTTATTACGAGCATTTACCATATGCACACCCTCAATACTTGAATTTTCGTTCATTAAACCTTCAATAATAAAGAAAGTATAGACAATCATCTGAATGCTTTTCATTGTTGGATTCTTTAACGCAGGTTGATTCTCAATTAAAACATACTTTACATTTGATAAATCTAATTTCCTTAACTTCGCAATACATGTTTGTGAAAGTTGGCATATATCATAATTCGCATTTAACTTCTTTTTTTTCCCCTTCATACCTACTATACTTTTATGATTGATGTGTGATGAACAATAATAACATATTTCATTACCATTCTTAAAACTATATGAAGCCTGTTTTTCACATTTCTTCTTTAATGTCATATCACAAATAGGATTTTCATTTAAATTTATGATTCCCCATTGTTTGATTGATTTATCTTCCCCATCAATACAACAATATGCTAAATTCTTAATACCGACATCAAAAGATAAGTATTCCATTTATATTCCTTTTTTTTAAAAAAAGAGATTTTTTTTCTTAAATAATTTTTTTCTCGAGATTCTTTAGAAAACCTTTCACAAACTTGATATTATTGAGGACAATTAAATCATAGTATAAAATTATTAAAGATATTATTAGTATCGGGAATAAATGTTTGGTTTCTCTTAAATCAATAATAGGATCCAAAACTTGATTTAAATAACCATCCCGTTGTTTTACATCCCTTACTTTACATTCAATGTAACTTACAGTACATAACCTGTAATTAGTAATGAACTTAAAAAGCATAAACACCAGAATAACTATATAGGTTCTATGTAATGGTTTCTTTAATAATATACTTATTATTCCTATTAAAAGATACAAGTATGTGATTACTATTCCCATCCAATTATTTTTATATTATAATATTATAATATTATACTATATGAAAAATTTAATTAAGTATTCATTGGTTTCCTTAATCATAATACTTTATCTTCTTAATACTAAAATCATAGAAAATTATGATGAAATAACAGACGGGGATAATCCCGATAACCATATAAGAGCGTGTCTTCCCAAATCTAGTACAGCTGTAAGTTCGATTAGAGA